GAGCTGGACATCGTGCCTGGCGAGTGGGTCTACATTGGCGGTGATGCTGCACTCAACAAGTGGGCAACAGCTGCGAACAATGGCTATGCCCGAGTTCGGAGCGTCACCAGCACGGTCATGACCTTTGACAAGACGCAGAACACGATGGTCACTGAAGCTGGCGGGGTTCTGGAAATCAGGATCTTCCTGCCTCGGGTCTGCAAGAACGAGAGCACTGCAGCCACGATCATCAAGAAGTATCTGCAGATTGAACGGTCACTCGGTTCACCTGACTCTGGCTCACCTGGCAACGTGCAGGGCGAGTACATTGTGGGCGGCTCAGCAGATCAGCTGACCATCGGTCTGCCGACGAGCGAGATCATCACCACCGAGTACTCGTTCCTCGGTGCGGACCATGAGACCAATGACTCAGCAACTGGCCTGAAGTCTGGAACACGTCCAGCCCTGCAGGCGAATGATGGTTACAACTCGGTCAACCATGTGCGGCGGTTGTCTCTGCGGGTCAACAGCCTGACTGATGCCAACCCGACGAGCCTGTTTACATACCTGAAGGAAGTATCCGTCAAGGTTGAGAACAACATCTCGTTAAACAAAGCCATCGGGGTTCTCGGTGGTGCCTCAACGAATGCCGGTTCCATTGATGTGGAGCTGGAAGCTGAAGCCTATTTCGCCACCGTGGCTGCACTGGCTGCCAAACGTGCCAACGATGACGTGTCATTTGACATGAGCATTGCTGATCAGAACCAGGGCATCACGGTTGACCTGCCACTGCTCGCATTGGGTGATGGCCTGCCCGAGTTGGAAACCAATGAGCCGATCATGCTCAAGATGACCAACCCGGCAGCATCAGGTGAGGATGTCGTCTCGACTCTGAACCACACGGTGCTGATTTGTTTCTTCGATTACCTTCCGGACGCTGCTGAAGCATAAGCTGAGCGGCGCCCATTTCATTGATTGCCGGGCTGCAGGAATTGACCTGCAGCTCAATGACCAGGAGAAGACTGATGAGCGGTTTGGAAGCATTTGCGTCTGACAAGAACATTGAGACCGAAGGCAGCTGGTGTGATTACGGCACGTTCCGTGTCCTGCTGGCTCGGGCTGGTGGCTCGAATCAGAAATACATCAAGGCGCTGCAGAAGGCTGCAAAGCAGCTGGGCGTGCACCAGAACAACATCGAGGCCAATCGAGCAGTCGAGCGTGCCCTGATGGCTGACTACCTGATTCTCGGGTGGCAGACGAAGGTTGATGGTGAGTGGCTGGAAGGCATCGAGCACTCGGCATCAGTCAGCCATCTGGAAGCTGGTGCGAATGGCCTGATTCCCAACACTCGGGAGAATTTCAGGGCAGTGCTGGAAGCGCTGAATGATCTGTCACTGGCATTGCAGAACTTCGCCAACGTCCACACCAACTACCAAAACGAAGACAATGAGGAACTGGCGGGAAACTCGTAGAGGTTCTGGCATTCAGCCTGCAGGATTCGCAGATTGATGAATCAGCAAGACGGCAGGCAGAACAAAACGGCATCGAGCTGCCGGGGCATTTGCTCGATGAGCCAGAGCTGAGACTGGACGGCCATTTTTACTACCACGCATTCTGGCAACTCACCTCGGATCGTCCGGTTGGATTTGGACCGGCACCAATCCCCAGCAGTGCGATCCGGGTGTTTGCCAGAGACTACGAGCTCAATGATGAGGAATCTGCTGACCTGGAATTCATGATTCGAAGGATGGATCAGAAGTATCTGGAGCTGCAAACTGAGTTTGAGAAGCATGACGCGAAGCGCAGGGCAGCGAAGCAGAAGCAGGAGAATCAACCACGGAGCAGAGGGCGTGCATAATGTCATTCCGAGACTTCGAGAAACGCATCAGGAAGCGTGCTAACCTCGTCGGGAAGAATGCAACCAAAGGCGTCAGGGCTGTTGCGATCGCGGTTGACAATCAGGTCACATTCTCCACGCCAGTGGACACCGGCAGAGCCAGAGCGAACTGGATTGCCTCAATCAATCGTCCCTCGAATGTGATCAACAGGGAACCACTCGCCGGGCCCGCATCAGCCGGCCCGGCAGTGGCTGAGGCGCTGCAGGTCATCAAGTCATTCAAGGAATCGGATGACGCGATCTACATCAGCAACTCGGTCAGCTACATCAACGAGCTGAACGATGGCAGCTCTGCTCAAGCGCCACGGAACTTCGTGCAGAAGGCCATCATCCGTGGCATCAAGGTGGCAAAGAAGATCAAGCTGCTCGACCTGAAGAATGACAACTCTGGCGGAATCACTGACCCTGGCCTGATTCGATAGGAATGACATGCCACAGGAACGACTCGACATCGTCATCAGCCAGAAGGGTGCCAAGACCGTCAGAAAAGACATCAACGGCATCGGCAAGGAAGCTGAGAAGGGTGCAAAGAGCACTGGCCTGCTAAAGAAAGCACTCGGCGGACTCGGCGTCGCGCTGGCAGTCAGGGAAGTGACCCGGCTGGCTGATTCTTACACGACCATGCAGAACAGGCTGAAGACCGTCACGAAGTCACAGCAGCAGCTGAATGATGCCACGAAGGAAGTATTCAAGATCGCCAACCGGGCACGGCAGGGCGTTGCTGGCACGGTTGAATTCTATGCTCGGCTGTCAGGTGCAGCCAAAGAACTCGGCAAGTCACAGTCAGAGCTACTGGCCATCACCGAGACCGTCACGAAGGCGGTCGCGCTGTCTGGAGCAACCACAGCAGAATCAGCAGGAGCATTGCGGCAGCTCAGTCAGGGGCTCGGTTCTGGTACTCTGCGAGGGCAGGAATTGAATTCCGTGCTGGAGCAGCTGCCGATCATCGCGGACATCATTGCTGACAGTCTGGGAGTCGCCAGAGGTGAGCTGCGTGGCCTCGCTGAAGATGGGAAGCTGACGGCTGACGTGGTGGTCACTGCGCTGGAAGGTGCAGCAGGCAGGATTGAGACTGCATTCGGTCAATCAGTGCCGACGATCGCTCAGTCATTTGATGTGCTGCGAAACAACCTGACGCAGTTCGTGGGTGAGCTGGATCAGGCAACTGGCGTGTCACGGTTTTTCAGCAATGCCATCATCAGCATTGCAGACAACCTCAACACGATCATCCCGTTGCTGGCAGCAGTGGCAGCCATCACGGCTTTCAACAAGCTGCGGCTGGAAGCTGTGCTTTTCGTGGGAGCACTCAAGAACGGCATCACGGTTGTGAAGTCACTGACGACTGCCCTGTTCGGGTTAAGGGCAGCACAAGCAGCAACAGTTGGATCGAGTGCGGTTGCAGGTGGGGCAACATCACTGAGCCTGTTCAATGCATTTTTCGCTGGTGGTGGGGCAGCTGCAGGCACCACCAGCGCTGCAGGTGCGGGCCTGTCATCAATCGCCACAGGTGCTGCTGCTGCTGTTGGTCCGACAGTTGCCATTGCAGCAGCTCTGGCAGCAGTCGGCGCCGCGATCATTTACACATCGAGGGAGGCTGAGACATACAGTGACGTGCTGATCGAGGTTGAGGATGCAACGACTGGCCTGACTGACTCATCAGAGGGGCTGGCTGGCAGCACTGAGAAGGTCGGCGATGCATTCAAGGCAACTGAGTCGAACCTCGAAAATCACATCAGACTGCTGCTGGCTGCTCAGAAGGCACAGGCCGGGCTGCTGGATGAGATCATCCCGCAAGTTGCACGACGGGGCCGAGGTGGCCTGTTCAATCTCGCTCAGGGTGGTCTGGAGGAAGTGGCGAAGGAAGAACTGCCGGGCATCGTTGCACAGCTCAAGAAGCTGCAGAATGCTGAGCAGCAGATCGGGAATGCCAAAGGTGCAGAGAACATTCAGCGACTGGCTGAGACGATCAAGCAGGCTGGTGACTCAATCCGTGATGCAGTGCCATCATCATCGAAAAACTCGGTTGACCAGGTGCTCAAGACTTACACGAACCTGCAGGACCGGATTGCCGGTGTGCTGGAGCTGAACCGAAAGGTGAATACCTTCGAAGTGCCAGAGGAACAGCTGGCAGGCAGTTCTCAGCAGAAGCTGGCTGCAGAGATCAACGCGACCGAGAAGGCGTATGGCGATCTGATTGATGCAAACTTCAAGGGTGAGATTGCCACCAAAGACTTCGCACAGGCGCAAGGGTTTCTGCTGGAGAAACTTGACAAGCTGCGCGGCGGCGGGAATGCCACGCTGGAAGAATTGAAGAGATACAACGAGGCGCTTAAGAAATTCAACGGGGATGAGGAAGCTGCCGAGCTGTCACTGGCTGGAGTGACTGACCGGAAGATCCGAATGATCCAGGAGCAGGAAACGATCAAGGCTGGAATTCTGCAGGTGCAGAAGGATCAGGTGATTGCAGAGCGGGAAGCGGCCCGGGAAGCAGAGCGACTGAAGCAGATCGATGAGCAGAGGCTCAAGACGATCAACAACCTGCTGGAAGCGAAACGGAAGGAAGTGCAGCTTTTCGGCCAGACTGCCAACCAGCGAGAGGTCAGTTTCCTGAAGGATCAAGGGGCAGACGACACGAAGGTTGCCGAGCTGGAATCACTGCAGAGGCAGATCGGTACCCTGCAGCAGTTCCAGACGCTCGTTGCCAGTGCGTCGGCATTGTTTCAGGAGTATGCTGCATTTCAGCAGTCAGCTGAGCAGGTGCAGACTGCCACGGCAGATGCTGTCGAGCAGGTGCAGACGACAGCTCAGCAGAACCTCGCTGCAGGTGCTCTGGAAATTTCAGAAGCATCACAGCAGCTGTTCCAGCAGATCGGCACATTCCTCAACACGGCGACTGACCTGGTGCTGACTGACACGCAGGCAGCCTTCACGCTAGGTGCTCAGACGATCGGCACAGCTACCGCTCAGGCATTCATCGGGGCATTTCAGGCAGGTCTCGGCGGGGCTGTCAGTGGCTTTCTGAGCGGCCTGACGACAGGTGGAGCAAACACGGCAGGGCAGGGAGGTCAGGTGGATCCAGCCATTCAGGCGAAACTTCGTGCCCTGCAGGAGCTGCGAGCTGCGAACGAGAGGCTGCTGGAGTCGCTCAACAAGGTCGGGCCGACCAGTGCAAGGAACTTCAGCCAGGGTTCTGCAGCTGCTCAGCAGTTCGGTCAGAACACCACCAACATCGGCACGCAAATCAACAACGTGTTTCAGAATGCATTCGGTGGCCTTGAATCAGCCCTGACTCAGTTCGTGACAACCGGGAAGCTCGATTTCAAATCACTCATCAACAGCATCATTGCAGACCTTGCCCGGATGGTGGTGCAGATGCTGATCATCAAGCCGCTGATGGGGTTCTTCGGGGGCATCTTCGGCGGTTTCTTCGGATTCAGTCAGGGTGGTTTCGTGGGTGGCAACCTGCCTGGATTCGCCACAGGTGGCATCGTGGGCGGGTTCGGTGGCAGCACTTCAGACAACCAGCTGGCCAGACTCAGCCCTGGTGAGTTCGTGATGAATGCGAGCTCAACAAAGAAGAACAGAGCAGCTCTGGAATACACGAACCAAACAGGCAAGATGCCAATGGTTTCGGGTGGCGGTGGTGGCTCGATGGTGTTTGCGCCGACGATCATTGTGAATCAGGAAGGTGGCCAGCAGGGTGATGGTGAATCGACTGGAATGGACATCGAAGCTACCGTTCGACGACTATGGACGGAAATGGCTGTGAAGTCACAGCGGTCCGGGGCAGTGTTTGGAAGCAACAGAACAGGCGGCTGACATGAGCAGAGAAGTGATTACATTCGTGCTGCTGTTCTGGGTTCTGCCTGGCCTGCTGCTGGAATGTTTCGCCGAGTATCTGGTCTGGAAGTTTCAAAACCGTCGCCTCGGCTGGATGGAATCGCTCAAGGTCGGCATCTTCTGGCCGTTTGCTGCTGGTTGGATGCTGTTCATCGCAATCAGAACATTGAGGCAATGAGATGGCAGCGCCGACATTCACATACGATGCCTGGCAGGGGTCAGGTGGCCTGAAGGGCAAATCGAAGGTCCGCAAGGTGAAGCTGGGAGATGCATACGAGCAGCGTTCACAGATGGGGCTCGTTCCCAAAACGGACGAATACAGCTTCCGCCGGCCAGACGACAGCAGGACCAACATTGACGCGATGATTGCATTCCTGGATGCACTCGGGCCAGAGGTTCGACCGTTCTACTGGACGCGACCATTCGGCACATCCGAACTCTGGATTCAGGAAGGCGACTATGCGGTCACAGATGAGAAGGCCAGCAGCGCGACGTTCTCAGTGAAGTTCGTTCGATTCCACGGAGCAGAAGAATGACCGAGCTGACTGAAGAACAGCAGAAGCTGAGCAGTGACCCTGTCGTTGAGATGTTCGACTTCGATGCCACCGGCCTGGGTGGTGGGATCTATCGGTTCTATTCCGGGGCACCATCAGACGCAACTCTGGTCTGGCGTGGCAACCTGTACGTGCCGATTCCAGTGATGGCTGAAGGTTGGGAACAGACAGGCAAGGGCAGTCTGCCGACCCCGATATTCAAGATCAGCAACGT